CGTAGACCAGTGTTGGCATCTAAATGAAAATCCCTTTCACAAGTTTCGATCCAGCCGGAATGACCCGGCTGGATCGAGTGTGAATTTTCACGACAATGTGACAGTCCCGGTCAAAGTCCACGTACCCGTGGTCTTCGTACCAAGGGAAGCAACCTTGCGGTTGAGGTTCGTCGTTCCCACCAGGAAACCAGAACCAGAAGCGGTCGTGGCACCAGCAGCGATAGTCCACTCCTGCCAAGCGAAGTTCGCCTCAGAGGTTGTAAAATCGCTCTGCCAGTCAACGCTCTGCGCCGTGCGAGCCGGGAACGTGGCATTCATCGCCTTGTAAAAACGGTTAGCCGCGTTCTGTGTGGCCTGAAGCTCCGTCTGAGACGCAGCCTCCGCAGTGTTCGTGTCACCAACACCGATGTAGGCGTTGGCGTTGTTGTACGACGTACCACCAGCGGCAATCACCAGATCGAGCGCACGCTGGATACCCTCGTTGAGAAGGAGGTTGTGTTCAAATTCCTCTACAACCTCAGCATCCCCAACAAGGCGGCGAAGCTCAGCCGAAGTGATGCCATGCTCAATCGGCACGAGCCTGGGCACAAGGATCGGTACAGCAACGTCCCGACCCGCGATCAGTGAAGCAATGCGGTCGCGCACACCGGACTTGATTTCAAATCCGTCCTGAATGTGCGTAACGCCCTCACGCTCAAGCTTGTGCCGTGCAAAATCCACGGCCTCCTCGCTCCACTTTTCACAAAGCCAGGAGAACTGACCCGACCAAGCGACCCTATCTACTGTCGCCTCCATCATTCTCCTTTCCCTTCCTCACTAGCGATGACATGCCGCGTATCGCCAAGACCGTCGTTCGCTGAGGTTCTTTCAATTTCACGATGCTCCTCAAGAACGTCGGCCTGCATGTCATCGGAGATAGCGCCGCTTTCCAGCAGTTGATCGATGTTTTCAGCCGTCTGTCCAGCCGCCTCAAGATCAGCACGAGTGACTGTATCGCCAGGTGCGACTTTTTCATCGCCAACCATCAGGTACGTCAGCGCCTTGTATTCGCCTTTTGCCATCAGTCCTCCTTAATCCGCTGAGCCGTGCCCTCGCCGCACGGCTCATACGAATCACTACGGGAGAGTAATCTCCTCGACCGAATTTGCAATGTCGATATACATGCCTCGACGTGCCCGACCGACCTGCTGACCCTCGATGAGCCGTGAAATATCCGGCGGGCCAATGTCAATTCTCAGGTCGTGATGCACCATTTCCTTCATAAACTGCTTGGGGAAGATCAGGTAGCACTTCCCGGCAGTCACACCCGGATACGAGAACGAGTCAGTACCACGCACGAGCGTTTCGCCGTCGTAGTAGATGATCGTGTTGATCGGGATGATCGGAAGCGGATTTCCATTCGTGTCCAGCACCGGCGTCAGCAGAGCTTCCTCAATCTGGAACCTGTTGGCCTCAGAAGCGAGGAGAACCGTGCCACGGCGCTGCTGTGCAGCCGTCACCGTCGTCTTGTACGCATCTTGGAACGTCAGGTGCGTTTTTTCATTCAGCGTTGCTCCCGTCGAGTTCGCGGGAGTCTGGTTCGGAGCCGTGTACGTGTAGCCGATGATCGGTGACAGGTGAAGGTGATTCAGCAGAGCGTTGTATGCCCGACCGAATGCCCGGTTGTGAAGCTCGATGCTCCACGTCCGGTCAAACTCAACCATGTCCTCCGTCCATTCAAAACCAGCCGCGTAGGTCTGGATCGACCCAAGGGCCGGTGCCCCACGGCGCAGCGTTCCGAACTGAACCTCGCCGCCTTCAAATTTCTGAAGGAAGACGACATCAGCCTGAAGCGTGTTCTCGTCCACCTGGAAAACTCCACCAGGGAACGGGCCGTTGACGCGCTCATAGAGCGGGCCATAGAGGAGCGGGATTTCCGCAAGGCCGAAAGCTACATCGATGCGGACTTTTTCAAGCAAGTCCATCGCGCCCTGAGAGGTCGTGATCATTTCGGAAATGTCAACGCTCTCGTCAAAGCTGATGTCCCTAAGTCCACCGCCTTCGACCATATTTTCAACGATCATCTCAGAGAGAAGAAGCTCGCGCCTAGACTCACCGGAGTTAATCGCATTACGCCAAGCCGAACCCTGCGCCGACTTGTCGATTGTCTGCCAATATGGTGCAGTTGCACTCACTGTAAATTTCCCTCCTTTCTAAGCGTGAGCTTCGCTACCCTGGCCAACAAGCATGACCTGGGCGTATCCGTTTGCATTCTTTGCCGTCAGTGCTTTTACAACCGGGCCTTGTGAGCCTGCGGTTGCATTGGCAACGAGGTCAGTGTCGCCTCGCTTGTCGCCCGTACCCGTAGACCAGCTATACAGAGCGCCCGCAACAACGGTCAGACCGGAAGGCATTTTTGCACTCCAAATCCGGTTGTACGCGACTTCCATCGCTCGCTTCCGATCAGTTGCTGCCGAAGGGCAGTCGTTGATCAGAAAGCCAGTCCAGCCGCCGATCCTGTAAAGATCGCCGTGACTGTAAACACCAGCCGGAACGGTGACATCTACAGATTTGCCGTCACCAATCAGGTTTCCCAATTTATTTCCCTCCCTTCCTAACCGTTGTCGTCGTCGTCATCCTCGCCCTCGGAAGCCTCGGCCTCCTCGACGCGAGCACGAACCTCATCCTTGGTGCCGGATTTTGCAACACCAAGCTTCTCAGCCCTGTCCTGCCACTGCTCCTTCGTCCACTCCTCACGATCCGCTGATGCGGCATTCTCGGAATTGATGGTGAGCGTGGACGGTTCACCAGGCACTGCGCCAACCACGTCCTTGCCGTAGTCAGCATCCAGATCGAACGGGTGCTGCTCGATAGGCACGAGCGTTCCTGCATTCGTTGCCGGATCGGGAGACGCATAGGCGGGCGGGCCAATCACGACCGGCTTAAGCTCCTCAGCCATTTCCTGATCCTCCAATCGAAACGACGGGTGCATCTTGGGTTCATCCATTTGTAAATACCCTCCTCTCTACAGCTTCGTGGTGCCAGTCTTGACCATGCCCGACTGCCCAACCTTGCTCTCGCTGCCAGTCATGCGATCACCAGAGCCGGTGTGACGCAGCGGGCCTGCACCGCCCTCCATCTCCGTGACAATTGCCTTGATGTCCTCGTCGGAGTCGAACAGAGCTTCGACGGCGGACTTCAAATCGTCATCGGACTTTCCTTCCATCTCCGTGACAGGCACGAGGCGCAGCACGGCGGAACGAGCACGATCACCCTTGACCTTGCCCGCAACGACTTCACCAATCTTCTCCATCAGCGTCTTCTTGCTGACATTTTCAACCTGCTCTACGACATCGCCCACGGCCTGCACGATGTCTGCGCTCTCATCGATGCCGAGAACGTCACGGAGCTTCTTGAAAGTTTCCTCGGCCTTGTCTGCGGCCTCCACCTTCGGCTCCATCTCACTGATTGTCGCCTCAGTCTCCTTCTTTCCCTCTGCCTTGATCAGATCGACCAGGGAAGGGTTAGCGGCCTGAAGCTCGGTCAGCGTGAGCTTTCCAATTTCCACGTCGTCTTCACTCCCTTCTTGCATTTCAGTCGCAAGCGCAACGACACGAGCGTTCATGCCCTGCTTGCCCTTCCGCGACCAATCGAACGATTCCAATTTGAATTCCTTGATGTACCGAACGCCTCCCATGACCGGGCCTGCTGCTTTGCCCCGCCACGACGCTACACGAGTTACGCCGGTACGAAGGTACTCGCGGATTTTTGCTTGCGGAAAATTGTATCCCTTGACGTACAGGACGGTTTTTCCACCTTCGTCTCTCGTGACGGCCTTGAGCCAGATTGTCTGAGGCTCTGGAAATGCGTAACCATCGTCCTCAGGCTTGATGTGCCCGAGATACGCAACCGGCTCCTCTTTGTTGATTTGCTCAGCCACGTCACGGAGAATTTCATCTGACCAGTGGTTTCCGTTTCCGCTAGTACCTCCTTCAACTCGGAGAATTGGGAACTGAGGTTTTTCATCGCCTGTCGCCTCAGTCAACTGCTGAACGCGGGATGGATCAAGCTGGACGATTGCGCCCGCGTCCGCTGCCATCTCTGAGACTTCCATCGTTGCATCGAAGTCCAGAAGGCCAAAATTTTGCATTTCGTCAGCCATGACTACCTCCGCTTCAGCGAGCGGTTAACGCTCCGATCCTGAACCGTCTCTTTACCAGCGCCAGGAGCAGCGTTCTTCGACTTTACATTGATCCTTCCAACGGGCGAAGCGCCAGAGAGTCCGGCAACGCCATTGGTGTCAGTCAGCTTGTCAAAAAACGGCTGTGACTTTCCATCAACAGGGTTGCGCTTGATCAGACGCCTGATCCCAAGCTTGGGAAGCTGAAGCGCCACGGTGCGATGCCCACGGCTACGCGGCAGTGACCAATTCATGCTCCCACGCTTCGGGTTATTGCTGAGCCTCCGCATTACTTACCTCCTCTCACAACATTTGAATGACTCC